CCTACAAGTCCTGTGGCCTCTAACCCATCTTGAGTATACGGCAATTCTGCCGATAAACTCACCCATTTATCACCATCATAAACTTGGAGGTTATTTATGGAAACGTTCCAAATCACGTCCCCAGCGTTAAACTTTAAAGTATCACGTTCCGTTCTTGTAAACTGCGGAGTAGCGTCCGGATCAAACGAATCCAAACTAATCTCCAGTAGACGAACAGCCTTGTTAAAGGTGTTGCCGTCTACGTTCTGCGCCATAGGCGCAAAAGGCAATCGGCCCTGTAAAAGCTTGCTCATCTTCTGCCGTTAGGTTGTAGGTCTAAACGAGTTCCACCGATCCTAAAACCTACTCCAGTTCGTACTCCGGTTGAGGCATCATCGTCCGATTCAAACCGTACCGCTGCTTGCCGACCCCGTGCCCGAGTGTCAATCTTTGTAGTAGTTCCTGTAAACGAAGTTGTTTGATCCGTGGTCAGCGATTCGCCGGGAAAGTTTCGCGCCTTTAGCACAAAGTTAATGGCTTGACCTGTTCCGCCGTTACCCGTGAATTTTACGTCCGGAATACACCTACGAATAAACTGAAAGTCTTCGCCTTCGCCTAAATCAAAATCAGCACTTTCAATGAACACGTTGTCCATTGGGGAGCCGTCATCATCAAAGCCTGTTTCATGAGAGTAGATGTAGTTGCTATCACCATCGTAGCCCGCGGCCCTTGGGAAGTTTGCAATACCTTCGTCTAACCACGCTGTTCTAGCTAACTGCCCTATAGCCCAAGTTTGATCTACATAGTTGTAAGTAACATAGCGATCTATGGTGATAGAACTGCCAGAACAATAGAACCAGCCCACTTCGTTGAACTGCTTGTTTAAAAACCCAAATACTTGAAACGCTTGCCCTTCGTTAAAATCTTCAAATACATACGAATGAACACTGCATGGAACAGGTTGTACAGCACCTTGATATGCGTAAAAACCTTTTTTGTCCATCCAAAATATGCCGGTAGGCGTGTTTACTGCGGCGTTAGGCCCAATCAAACTTACGCCTTCGTTAATTAGCGTTAAACCAAAAGTAAGCGGTGCGCCAATAAATTGAAGGCTGTACAAAGCAACGTCTGTCCAAATCAACGTTTCTTGCCGTGCTCTAAGACCGCCTATGATTTGGGACCCCGCAGAACATCTAAGTGATCCCGCGGTGTTGGTAGATAAAGGTTGCCATTCGGCAGCGTTTTCTTGGTCAGAAAAAGCCACCAATAACGGGTCTATTACACCCGTTCTACCTGTACCCGGAGCGTCAATAGGGTCTGCGCCGAGAACAATAACGTGTCGATCAACGTCTGAAACCAATATCTGCAAGCCTAATGTTGGAGCAAGGTTTGCTCCGGCTAGATCTGCAAGAGCAACGGCCCTAGTACTAAAGTTTGTGTAATCCCAGTAGTAAACACTTCCGCCGCGAGGACACGCCAGTAGATCTTCACCGAAGCTGTCTAATGACCACAGGCGCAGTTGGTTGTTAGAACCAATTGCGCTACTAGACCCGAAGGTTCCGTCACCCCATGCGCTTGCGCCCCAACCGGTGCCGTCTACATACACATCTAAGCCGGGAGATATTTGATAAGCGCCGTCTACACCGCTGCCACCGTTACCACTGTCCGAAGAGTTTGCGGTGACCGCGTCTCCAGCCGTGTCTTTGGCGGTAAAAGTGTATGTATCAACAGATGGAACAGTTGCAATCTGATATTCTTGATTAAGTACTGCTGCCGTTATTAAACCACCCAATGAGGCTGCGCCAGATATGGTGACAAAGTCCCCTTTAGACGCGCCATGAGCATCATCAGTTGCAGTAATAATAGAAGAGCCGTTAGTGGCTGCGAAAACAATGCCGTTGGTTGTCGTGGCACGGATAGGTGTTCTATCGTCAAAAGAAGCGCCTGACTGAATATAAAGCTTTGTTCTTGTGCCAACGCCAAGAAGCCTTGTTCCATCTAAGGCAACCCAGCCCAGAAGCTTTCTGCCTGTACCGTTGTATGATTCAGTTAAATACTTAACCCAACCACCTATCTTTTCGGGGAACCCTTTACGAAACCTAACAAGATTAGAATCAAACCAACCGCCTTCAGCAGTGTAGTCAGTGCCTTCCTTGTTAATGCCTGGGTTAAATAAATATTTCTGAAGGGGCATTACTGGTACTCACCTGTACGGATCATCTCGGTGACCTCTACTGCTCGATTGCCTACCTGCCCACTCCACTTGCTGTCCATAAACTCATCGGCGGCAATGTCGAACTGCTCACGCGACATGGCCTCAAGAGCCTTAACAAATCCACGCAAGCGTGTCTGACCTAGATTGAATGAGATATCTACCAAGGCATCTTGACGCGCTTCGTTCATTGCGGGGAACCAAAAGTAGCTATCGGTAAGCTCATCCTTTACCCGCTTGATGTCGTTGTTTAGCATGTAGTTAATTTCATCTTCCGACAAGCCAAGACCAGACTCGCTGATGTTTCGACCCACCGCAATTGTTTCGTAATTTGCGGAGCACATATAAACTTTAGATCGCACACCTTCGTGGCGCTTTAGCATCTTAATTAAATCACTCACTACTGTTCCCCGTATCAGATGAACCAAAGTAATAGCTGATTATGGACGAAACAATCCCACCTAAATAGCCCAAAACCAAGTTGATTACAGCATCTGAGTTTGCGTCTGGCGGCTGGATTGTGACCATAAATATGTAGCAACCAAAGAAGACAACACAAAGCACCGCTATAATTCGCGCAGTCCAATCCTTATTAAAGAACTTACGAGCGTCCTGCGTATCAGCCGTCTGTAGAGCAAACACATCTACATCTAACTGCTTCATCTGAACCTTGAAGTCGTTGTCTGCCCTCTTGATTTGAGCAAGTTGTTCTGGTGTGGCGTTCTGTACAGCCTTCTCTAAGACTTTAGGTTCTGTGGAACAACCTAGTACAGAAGCAATTGCAGCGGCTGCTGTACCGCCTAATGGCCCAGCTAAAGCCTGACCTAGTGTAGGAGCCAGACTACCGATGATGTTTTTGATTGCGCCAAATTTCATATCAATACCAAAGCTTTGTGTTTTTAGAAACTGATTTAGGGACGCAATATGCAGAGATGTTTTTCTGATTGCGGTCTTTACCATTAGGGGTAGTCTTACCCGACTCAACATAATGCGCTGCTTGGTTGCATGTTAATACGTTTGCAAACAACCAGTTAGATGAGTTTGGTAGCGGCTCCCCATCCACCATAACTATTAAAAGAAATGCCAAGATCATCTGTTGGTTAGCCAAGCTAGTAGACCACCGATGGTCGCAGGAACAAGCGCAACTACTACTAAAAAGATCATCGCGTACTGCTTTAATTCTTTTCTAAACTTCTTTTTCCTAGCAACTTCTGCCTTAATAAAAGCCTGTCTATTTTTGCGAGCTTCAGCCATCTTTGTCATCATGTCAGTCCACAGATCCATCCTGTTAGTCATCAAGAATACCTCTTTAATATTCTCTCTGGATTGACGTAAAGTCTCCTCTGCCATCACAATTTTCATTGCTTCAGCTTCGCTTAAAGTCTTACTATTTTTGGCTCGTTGCAGATCAAATTCGGCAGAACCAAGTTTGCCTATATAGGCACCAAGGGATTCAATATTTTGGGCGGCTCCAGCAGCCATTTCTAGGGCTTTGCAAGCTGCGCTGACTGCTGCGACTGCCTCTAAAATCATGATCTACCCCATGGATAAAAGTATCGGTATCAATACCGACCCTAGAACAATGACGTAAAGCCCGTAGATTAATTTTTCTAACTTGTCAAAATTCTTAGCCCCAGACTCCAACCGCTTCTCAATGTTCTCGTAGCGTACCGCACATTCTCTTTCGTGTGCGCCAATCTCAGCTAGAGCATCTTTTACCTCAAGGCGCTGCTCAGTCATTTCTTAGGCTTTTTCTCAAGCGTCTTCTCAAGGCGTTTAGCTTGGCTGGCATGTAGCTTACTTGCGCCCTTTAATTCTTTGATCATCTTGCGCTTCTGCGCGTCAGTCATAACACCCATGATTAGTCCTTGGCCTTGCCAATGTTTAAAGCGATCCGGTCAAGCCATACCTGCGCGATGCCTACCCAGTTATCATCTTTCTTGGTAGGAGTTACAGCAGCAACAGCAGAAGCTAGAGCAACAGCGGCAGTGGCAATATTGAATGCATCAAGTATATAACCCATTAGCTTGCCTCTACTTCAGCTTCTTCAACAGGGGCTACAGATTCAACAATTGCTCTGGTGTAGGCTTGCAGAACAAGTTCGCGCTCATTGGTCTGCATTTTAAACGAAGCTATTTCACGGCGTATCTCGTTTACACGGGCTATGTTTGCCTGCGTAGATACATCAAGACCGTCAAAGTCATACTCTTCGTCGTTGATTGTTACTGTGTTTTCTTCGCTCATGACGCTGTATATCCATTACCTGCTTTGATAGCTGCGTTGGTTGCAGTCATGCTCTCACTACCCCAATCATCTTTAGCTACCATTATTTCAAGGTGCTGAGTGTTACGGTCTACACAGGCTTGACGGTCTGCTGCTAAATCATCAGCCATTTGATCACCTGCGATTACGTCTGTAATTAGGTCTACGCTGTGGCCCATTGCTAAGTAGTCTTGTGCGATTCGATCTGCTTCTCTAGCCATTGTCTTATCCTTCTAGCGTTGTTATTCGTGCGGTTAATGCTGCGTTTTGTGCAGACAGTTCTTGGATTGCTTTAATCATGTGCCATGTAAGGTTATCTGAATTTACAGAAAGAACACCTGTGCTTTCTTCATTTACGCAATTAGGCAATATAGCTTGTATTTCTTGAGCTATAACGCCAACTTGAACACCTTCAATATCAATGACATTCTTATCTGCAATCTCTGTAATTTCATCAACTGAGCGATATTCAAAGTTACGGATTTGGAGTTG